CAACAGTATAGAATTTTAGATTCGGGTACTGATATTTCACCGTTACTTCCAATTTATAAGCACGAACTAGTTAACAAAGCCTATGCAGATACTAAAGTTTCTAAAGCTGGTGTTGAAGCAATAAATCCAGAAACTGGAACCGTAGATCCTTCAATGGGTCGTATGACCGGTCCGTTAGTTTTGTCTAGAGATCCGGAACCCGACGATGATGTTAATTACGATGGTTTAGTTGCTGCAACAAAACGTTATGTTGATAATTCAGCATTTGGCTCTTCAGTTAACCTATATGTTGCTCTCTCAGGTCAAGATGATAGAGTAGGAGTGTCTAAAGATCTACAAGGTCGTGCTCTTGCTTATGCGTATCGCACCTTAGAAGCAGCATTAAAACGTGCTGAAGAATTAGTCTTAGAAGCACCAGTGGAATTAGGTCCTTATAAGAAAGTTTTAACCTACAACAATCACGCTTCTGAATGTACATTATCATCCATTGAAACATCACCTGATTCTGGTACAGGATTTTCTGGTATTGTTAGAATGAGTGTTGATACAGTTACTCTAGTTTCTGTTGGTACTAATTATTATCCAGGAGATATTTTAGAAATTCAGGGCGGTACATTGCCAGAGGGCGGTGGTCGTTGTTACATTCAAGTTCTAACAACTTTAACAACTCCTGGTGCAATTTTAGGATATAAGATTATATCAACCGGGTCATATCTAACATTGCCTGGTTCTTCTAATATTTCAACTACTATTACTACATCAGCGGCACCTGCGGAAGTAGGTGCAATTGGTAGTGGGGCTACATTTAACGTTACATATAAAGTAAACTCAGTACAGATTGTAAACGGTGGTTCAGATTATTCTCTAGTTTCTGTTAGAATTTCAGGCGGTGGCGGATCTGGTGCGTTTGGTGAAGCTGTTGTAAATTCAGGTGCAGTTTCTTCAATTACAATTACAAACAAAGGTTCTGGATTTACTTCACTTCCGTCATTAAGTGTTGACCTTCCAAGATTTTTAATCTATACTAATGGTTATAGAACAGACTATACTGGTGATTATTCAACTGATACACCACAAGCAATTAGAGGACGAGATATTCGTGCTGGACTATACCTAAGAGGAGAGACCTCAGGTGCTTTAGCTGAAATCCTTAGCCACCCTGGTGACCTAGATTCTGAAGGAAACGAAATATTTGACGTAGATATCAAATCAGGTTCTTTTATTCTTGGCGAAGTAATTTCCTATGGTGATATTGCTAAAAATATTCAAATTTCAGTTTTAGTAGAAAGCGGAGAATATTACGAAAACTATCCGTTAAGAGTTCCTGCAAATACTTCTATTGTAGGTGACGAATTTAGACGTGTTATTTTCCATCCAAGACCGGGAACTTCTAGCTCTCCTTGGGCGTTTATAAAATTCCGTAGAGATCCAGTGATAGACGGGCTAACAGTAGCCACTCAAAATTACGGATACCATTATCTACAAGATTCAACTCAGCCAGTCTATCCTATGATAGATAACAAAGGAGGATTTGAATCAGCATCAATATTATTAGGACTTAATAGAAGATTCTTGCAAGAAGAAATTGTTGCTTGGATGAATGATAACATTGCTAATAATACTGCACCATTTAATAGTTCATTTACATACGATGAAACACTATGTAATAGAGATGTTGGATTATTGGTTGATTCGTTTATATTCGACTTAAAGTACGGAAGTTACAATCGTACAGTATCTGCAGGTTTAAAATACTATCAAAGCGATAGTGCTAGCATAGCCATTACGACTCAACTTTCACAGTATCTGGTTGTATTAGATAAACTTGAAAGTCTAATGTTGGATTGTATTTCAAATACTCAAATTACAAACATTTATCAAAATACATTCCCTCAGGTTATTGATGCTGCATATCAAGCAGAAAGCGGATCTGCTACTGTTATTCCGTTATTAATATTAGTGTTGAAGGATGTTATTGACGGATCTGGTTCGGTTAACTATCCTAAAGAAAATAACCAAATGGACGTTTTCCTTGCTAACGACTCTGTTCGCTGGCAGGCTATCAGCGCCATTGGTCACGGTGGATTTATGGGTGTACTAGATCCAGAAGGACAGATTCTTTCTAGATCACCTTACTTCCAAGAATGTGCTTCTTTTTCAAAGAGCGAAAACAGACAAGTATTTGCTGGAGGTATATTTGCCGACGGTTTTGCTGGTAACTTAGAATTTGTTATTAATAATATTCAAACACCGACTCGATTAGAAGTTTCTGGGTTAGATCGATTCCCTCAAGTTCCAGCATCATTTATTGTTGGCGATTCAACTTATCGAGTAAACTATATTAGAGACTTTGTCTACGGCGTAGGTAATTTTACCTACGATTCTAACAAGTGTGCTAGAGATATTGGCATTATCACTAATGCTATTTTAGATGATTATATTTTAGGAACAAACTATAAACACGTTCTATCTGGATTGTCATATCTTAGAAGTTACACCTCTGTTGTTACAACTTTACAAAAATCGCAGACAATATCAGGTTTAAACTATGCACGTGATCGTATACTAACATTTACTACTGGTGACACCGCATTTAGCAATTTTATTACCAATGCATTTGCAAATGTTACTAATTTAATTAATTCTGTTAGCCCAGACGGCGCACCTGATTATTACTATACACTTTTAACTGCGCCTGGCGCAGGAGTTGAAAATTCTGTAAATGAGTTAATACTTAACAAAGACTTTTTAGTAGACGAAGGTATAGCATTTATTAATTCAACATTAAGTCCAGAAAGTATCGAAAACTACAATGAAACAGCCTGTCGAAGAGACCTAGGATATTTTATTGATGCATTTACATATGATTTACAGTATGGCGGAAATACTGCTACTAATCTAACTATACAAGGTTACTACGATGGTACTGGAGTTACCATTTTAGGACCTGGTGAAATAGCTCCGACAGTAGCGGTGTTTTCTAGAATACAAGATATTATTGGCTATGTTATTTTAGCAAATACTAGTTGGATTAAATCTCTAGGCAATACTTCCATTCAGTCGACTGCTGGCGGATTAGGAAATTCAGGTACTGTTACAATAGTTGAGAATTTAATTCAAAGTGTAATTGATGTCTTAACTAACGGTCTAAGTTCATTACCTGCAGACGTTGATCCGTCATTTAGTTTAGGTATCAACTATGCTTCAAATGCAACTAAAACAACAGTTGTTAATAACTTAACTAACATTGAAAATGATAGTGTCTTGTTTATTAATGCTGCATATCAAAACGGATCGTCAGCTGTACTTGTTTTAGATCAAACAACTCCTTGGCCATATAATGTATTCACATACGATTCAAGTGCTTGTAACAGAGACGTTGGATTAATTTTAGATGGCCTAGGTTATGATATTGTATTTGGTACTAACTATTGGACAAGAGTTAGTGGCACCGCCTATAGAATGAGCCAAAGCGCAGTTGTTATCCAAGACCAACGAAGCATAACAATAAGAGCTATTGACGAAACTTATCGACTAGTTAATATCGAACTAACAGGTTACGGTGATATTCAAGATACAGTATCCCTAAACAATGCTACCATTGATGATATTATTGATAGAGGCGTTTCAGCTACTCCATCTCTGTCATTTACTTTGCCTCCTGGGTTATCAACAAATAAAACAAATGCCTTTAATTTATTAATGGCAAATAGAAATTATATTGTTGCTGAAGTAGATGGTTGGATTAATGCACAAATTTCTGGAAACATTAGTCCTTGGGCCACCGGAGACACATACAATGCTGCAAAATCTCAAAGAGATACAAAGTTAATTGTTGAAGCCGTTATCCACGATCTTATCTACGGAGGCAATGCTGCAACAAGACAGGCTGCATTAAAATATTACAATAATTTAACTGGTGCTTCTATGTTGGCATCAGGACAACCAGCTCGATGTTCAGCAGCCCTACAGTGGGCTAATACTGTAGCAAAGGCTGTTATTATTAACACAGCCCCAGGAACTACATATTCAACTTTATCAAGAACAACAGGTTCAGCAGCTTCAGCATCTGAGCAGATAATTATTGATAATTTGTTTACTGCAATAACTGGTGCTATATCTGCAAACGATATAGATTCAATGTTTGCTCTAGTTGAACCAAACTTAGGTTCTTACGCTTATAGTACAGACGCTGTTACAGCAAGATCATTAATTCAATCTGCCAAATTAAACATTCAACAGTCAGTTATAGAATTTGTAAACTATTACGGTAACAGATATGAATTAATTATGCCTGGTAACCGATCAATGCTTGCTAATGACTATACGCAGGTCAATGATATGGGCTATGGGGCAATTGCTGCCAACGGTGGTTTATTGGAACTTGTTTCAGTATTTACATACTATAACTATACTTCTTATTATTCAATTACTGGCGGACAGATTCGATCTGTAGGTGGTTCATCAGCTCACGGTGTATATGCGCTAGTTGCAGAAGGTGCTGATCCGTTAGAAGTTCCAACACCAACATCAACATACGAAGATTTGGCTCAAAGGGTTGATTGTTATTATCCAAGTCCATCGTTCGCCAACGTAACAAATGGTCTATTAATATTTGTTACTAATTATAAGTACCCACCGCTAGGAGGGGGAGAACTTGAAGTTGACCATGATGGGGTCATGTATAGATATGCAATTACATCGGTAGCAACTAATGATTTGCCTCCAGGTGTGGCTCGATTAAACTTAAGCAGTGGAACAGGTGGCAATGACAACGGTCTTCACGCTGTAATCCCAGACGGTACAAAGATGACTGTTCGTTGTAACAGTCAAATTTTACTCACAGGTGCATTAGGTGAAGTTGCTGTTAGACCATCTACTGGTTTAAAATTAAGAGAAACTCCAGATTTTGTTAATCGTGTTTTACAATTTACAGAAGTACAAGATGATAATGCACCTTATGAAATATTATTCACCGCAGGAAGTTCTTCTATTAGTGTTCTTGCAACAATTACAACAATCGCTACAAATGTATGTACAACCAGCCAAAATCATAAATTAGAAGTTGGTGATAAATTTATTCCTAGAACTACATCTAATGGATTGGTAGCCGGTACGACTTATTACGTGTTAACTGTTCCAAAATATAATCAGTTTACACTTTCAACTGCACCTGGCGGAAGTACTTCAACATTAACTAATGGTACAGGGTTAACAATTAAAGGTATTAAGACTCACAAACTAATTGAAAATTATCTAGTTAGTTTTGATTCGAGTGGCACATTACCAAGCGAAGTTATTCCTACAGTAAGATACTGGGTACTATCTACTGATTTAACTGATACCGAATTTAGTGTTTCTTCAGATAAAAATGGACTTGCCATTGACTTTGCCAGTGTAGGTTCTGGTACAACAGTATACTATCCAGAGGGAGTTACACTAACTCAGTTAAGAGAAAATTACAATTATATCGAATTAACGGTCTTTGAACCTGGAGAATTTACCAGTGATTATCCAACTGGTAGAGCTTGTACTATTGCAGTTGGCGTGGCAGCAACCATTACACTTAATAGTCACGGATTTAACGATGATGACGTTATACGATTTACTACTGACGGAGTGATTGGAAATAATCTTCCAACAGGATTAACTGAACAGACTAGATATTTTGTAGTTAATAAGACAACTAATAATTTCCAAGTATCAACTGAAAAAGGAGGTACTCCTGTTGACACAACAGCCGCAGGTTCTGGTACATTCTATGTTGGTAAAGTTACTGGTCGAGTAGGGGATGATAACTTTGCTGTAGTTGGTATAGCATCACAAGAAATTAGCAGAGTGTCTGGATCTAAATTTGTATTCAAGGGAGAAGAATATACAGTTTCTTCTTATCAACCAGAATCAGTTACAAACAAACCATATGCTAGAGTAGTATTAGATAGAGCACTAGTTGATGCTATCAACAATTTCCCATCTAGTTACACAATCTTTAGTTCGGTACCAATCCGTTCAAGCGGATCGTTGGGTACACTAACTATCCGTATTGCGTTGACTCGAGTTACATCACACGACCTATTAGAGATTGGTACTGGTTCTTATGCAGATACTAACTATCCAAAAGAAATTTACGGTTCGTCAGTTAATCCATTAGATCCTTCAAAGGAGACTGTAGAACGAGATGTTGGTCGATGCTTCTATGTAACCACAGACCAATACGGTAACTTTAAAGTTGGTCCATACTTTGCTGTTGACCAAGGTACTGGTCAAGTTACATTCTCAAGCTCAATTGCGCTAAGTAACCTAGACGGTCTAGGATTTAAGCGTGGTGTGCCTATTGCTGAATTTTCAACAGATTCATCATTTACAGATAATGCTACAGATACAGTACCAACAGAAAATGCTGCACGTATCTATATTGAACGTAGATTAGGTGTAACACACAATGGAACCAACGTTGACGATTCCTTGTTAATACCACAAAATTTAACAGCAGGATTTATGGCACTATCTGGTCAGTTGCCAATGAAAGGAGATATGAACCTTGCAGGTTACAATATCTTTAATTTAGGTGATCCGATAGATCCTACAGATGCTGTTAATTTACAAAGTTTAACATTTGATAACTTCCAAGATGTAACATTAACAACTCCATCAAACGGTCAATTATTAGGATTTACTGGTACTGATAATGCTGCGGTTAATGTAACTATAACGGGTGATGTCAGTGCTACAAGAACAGGAAATAATTTAGATATTCAATATAATGCTGGCTCAATTGTTAATGCAGATGTAAATGCTTCTGCTGCCATTGACCAAAGCAAATTGAATATGACCGCTGCGTCAACTCGTGCTAATGCTACAGGCATTACACAAGCTGATCGTGGATTGTCAAGTTTTGATTCTGCACAATTTACTGCAACAAATGGTTGGTTAACCGTTAAAGATAACGGTTTAACATTATCTAAACTTGCTCAATTAAGTTCTAAAACTGTAGCAGGTAATTCATCAATTTCTACTGCTAATGCATCAGAAGTTGCATTTACTACTGTTGTCGACGGCGGCTTAGGCATTAAGAAAGCACAGTACACAAGTACTGGTTTCCTAAGAAGAAATTCTGGTATTAGTAATACTTCTGACGCAGACTATTCAGTTATTGGCTCATCAGCTGGTAGTAGTTCAGCTGTGGGCGCAGGTGAAATTATTGTAAGAGACAGCAACGGTGACTTTGGTGGTAGAACCATTGATATTTCATCAATTAAAGTTGACACACAAGTTGCTGTTGATACAGCCACTGCAGGCAGTGGTGGTTATCTAAGATACTATGGATACAATTCTGCAGGTGGTGTTTTAATTCAAGATGGTACTGTTGCTTCTGATAAGGTAACAAAATATTGGAACGACTTACATCAATTTAAAACACAGAACGGATTATCAGACGCACCAATAACTTGTTCTAGTATTCAAACATTAGCACTAACCACTGGTGCTTATAATACCAATGGAACTATTACAGGTCGATGGACATTGACTGGTACTTCACCAAATGAATCAAGATTACAAGCAACTTACTCAGCTGACTTAGCAGAAAACTACGAAGGCGATAAAGAGTATGAAGTGGGTACAGTTCTTGTATTCGGTGGTGAAAAAGAAGTTACTACAACAGGAATTAAAGGCGATACCAGAGTTGCAGGTGTTGTTTCTAATACTGCTGCCTATACCATGTATGAAGCTTGTCCAGGATTTAAAAATCTAGTTGCACTACAAGGGCGAGTACCTTGTAAGGTAGTTGGTAAAATTAAGAAAGGAGATATCTTGGTAACATCAGGAATTCCAGGGGTTGCTACTGCCGCAGTTGGCGATGTAAAAGTTGGTACTGTGGTCGGTAAAGCACTTTACGATTATGACAGCGATCATATTGGTACACTTGAAATTGCGGTAGGGAGAACATAATGGCATACAATAACAATATTACGGTTGGATCTCCTCCGTTATTATGGAGTGAATTGAACGATGCGTTTACCAAGGTAAACGAAAATTTTGACATACTTTCAGCAACTATGGGAGGAGCAGGTTTAGTTCCTGTAGACTTCGGTGCTCTTGATTCGGACGTTACACCTGCTTCAGATAACTTATACAAATTAGGAGATGCTTCACATAGATGGAAATCTATAAGAACAGCTAGTTTTTTAAACACTGATCCCGATCTAGAAAATGGAGTATGGATTGGTCCGGCACATATAACAAACCAAGGATCGACAATAACACTTCCAAACGAATCTACAGTAAACGGTTCTTTGATTATTGATCCCGATAAAACATTTTTCAAAATTATTGATGTTGACAATGGAAACAGCATTGTTGCTCAAAGTTTTGGTGACACGGTTAAATTTTTATCAGGAACTGGTACTTCAATGATTGTTGATTCAGCAGCAGAATCAATAACATTTAACAATGATGGCATTTTATCAGTATCAAGCGGTAGTGGAATTTCTGTTTCTACGGTCAATGGTGCTGCAACTATTACAAACACCGGTGTAAGAAGTTTGACTAGTACTACAAGTTTGCCAAGTGGTAGAACTGCTGGTGCTGGTATTAATATTGATAATCCAACCGGAGAAGGAATTAAAATTACCAACACTGGTGTTATATCAATCATCAGTGGTGTTGGTATTACAGTTTCTTCTGATCCTGCAACTGGACAAGTACAGATTATCAACTCTGCTCCTGGCGGTAATGTGTATTCTGGATTTTTAATTGACAGTGATTACGCAAATATTATTCAGGCAGATAATACTTCAGATACCGTATCATTTAACAGCGGCACTGGAATTACGTTAGATAAAAATCCTACTACAGATACAATTACATTTTCAGTAAATCCTTATTTTGATTTAACAGGAAATGTCACAGGTGATTTAACTGGAGATGTTACGGGCAATGTTACTGGTGATTTAACAGGAAATGTCACAGGTGATTTAACTGGAAATGTTACTGGTAATTTAACTGGAAATGTTACTGGTAATGTCACTGGTGATATTAAAGGATCAGTATTTGGTGATGACAGTTCAATCTTAGTAGATGCTGTAAGTAACTATATATTCGGTAATGTTTCGGCAACTACATTAAGAACAGCAGAATCAAAAATTGCATTAGGTAGCGATGCTGGCAAGACTGCACAAAGCACCTATGCTGTGGCTATTGGTCAAGAAGCTGGTAAGACTTCTCAAGGATCGTCGGCAGTATCTGTTGGTTACTTGTCTGGAAATGTTTCACAAGGTGATCAGGCAGTGGCTATTGGCTATCAGGCTGGAACTAACACACAAGGAACATCAGGAATAGCTATTGGCTTCGAGGCTGGCAAAACTTCACAGAGCACATATGGAATATCAATTGGTCATATTGCTGGAGAAATCTCTCAAGGTATTCAGGCAGTAGCTATTGGTACCAACGCTGGTCAGAATACTCAAGGAGGAATAGCTGTAGCTATTGGTACCAATGCTGGAGAATCTAACCAAGGTTCGGCAGGTGTTGCAATTGGATATTATGCCGGCAAAACTACACAGGAAACTGGGGCTGTAGCAATTGGCTATACTACCGGGCAGATCACGCAAAGACAAGGAGCAGTAGCTATTGGTTGGAGTGCAGGTCAAACTAACCAAGGAGCTAATGCAATCGCTATTGGATATCGAGCAGGCTTCACAAATCAAAATGCAAGTTCGATTGTACTGAATGCCAGTGGGGTTGCATTAGAAGCTGCGGCCGCTGGATTCTTTGTTAATCCTATTAGATCAACTGCTAACGGTACTCCGTTGATGTATAACACATCAACCAGCGAATTATTTTACAGCAGCGTATTAGAATTTATTGGTAGTAAAATTTCAACTAGTGATTCTAGTGGAATTACTGTCGATGTGGTAACAACATTTAACACTGACGTTGTTGCAGAAAATGATGTAATAATTCGAGGAAGTCGTGTTATTAACCTGGCAGAATTAAAATCAGTAGTTGCTGCAAGTTCAAGTTTTGCTGATTTCCAAACTAAAATAGCAGCACTGGTATAAGGGGCAGGTAAATGACGAAACAAACAATTAACGTAGGTCAGTCCGCAAACGATAAGAAAGGCGATAGCCTTCGAGCAGCGTTTCAAAAAGTAAATGCTAATTTTACAGAATTATATGCATCTGTAGGATCTGACGCTGCTGGTAATCAATTAGTCAATGGTCTGCAGGTTGTTGATCTAGATGCTAACGGAATTATAACACTACCAAATAGTAGTTATTTAGAAAGTACAGATATTAACTTAAAAGTTGGTGCTCAAGGTACGGTAACTATTCGTAGCAATGCTGAGAGTAATCTTACTACACAATCATGGTTATTTGACATTGACGGTAATTTAACATTCCCAAATGGCGAGACAATAATATCCCAGCCGGTGCAGATATTCATACATAAGGACAACGGAGATAGTTCAGGCGAAGTAGTTTTACAACCCGACGGTGTTAGTATACAGGCAACATCACTTATTGACCCTAGAGCTTGTTTAGTAACAGCAGGTCTTAATGGCGCAACAGTACAAATAGTAGATTCTGCAAATAATATATTCAATTGGACATTTGAAGCAGATGGTACATTGCAAACTCCTAATAACGGAAGAATTAGACAAAACCATAGTTTTACTAGAACCACTTCAGCTTCAGCATCAGCGGCTACTCCTGTTGTAGTATGGACAGCGTCAGAAGATTGGATATCTGGAATTAAACTCACTATACAGGTAGAAGGGGCAGTAACAGGTGATAGCACAGGATGGCACGTACAGACCTGCGAAGCTACTATTGCTTCTAGAGGCTATGCTAATGGAGTTAGCGGCTATGGGGATCCAGAGATGAGTGTCTACGGAATAATTTATACCAGCACAAATCCTCTGGCAACATTTGAAGTTCAAAGAAATGCAACTACAAGAAAAGTTGAAGTTGTGGCAACCGGAAGCGATATTAACAATAACATTATCGTATCAGTACATTCAGTAGAAATTGGTACAACAGATTAAAAGGAAGAGCGAGTATGGCAATTAAACCATTTGAGATACAAAGTTCAACACTGACAATTGGCGGTGTTGATTTACAAGCAGGTAACACGAGTGTTGTTATTCCTGGTGTTACACAAGCAACTAGTTACAAAGTTGAAGAAGTTGAAGACACAGGGGATCAAACTCAAACACTTAACCCAGCAACAGCAGTTGTTGTTGATTTTATCACATACGATCAAATTTCAGCAGGCCTGAATCCAAACTTTACAGCCGATTATACTGTAGAACTAGACGAAGAAGGCTACATTGACAAGATTCAAGTTAATGGTCGAGGAACATACAATTCTTATCTCTCTGGCTTGAACGAAAGCAATGATATGTATGCTTACATCGGCTCGGGTAGTGCTAATGATCGTCCTATTGTTCCGCAAGACTGGACACAGATTCCGTTCCGTCCTAAGATGCGAGCAGGTGAGATTGAAAACGTTGGCGGTGGCGGCATTGACAAGATTTATAGCATTGCTGGAGCATATACTATTGTAGCAGTCAACACTGGAGACAACGTTGTTTACATAGCAGGTGACCACGCTGGTACTTTAAATAACTGTGATTACATTAACGTTACTGTTGCTCCTCCACAGGTAGCATACGCGGCACTTGACATATCTTATAACAATATTACAGATCAAACTGCCATAACCTTTGACTCTGATCTTGAAGTACAATCTTTTTTCGCTACCCAAGAGACCAAAGTTGCGGCTATTAATTTAATGAACAATCCAACTGGATTGTTTGTACCTAGTGGATTTGAGCTTAATGGCACATTTGCTTTTGGAGCCGGTGATAGAATTAGTTCTCTTAATTTTCCATGGTCATCATTTACTGTAAATGACGACGGTACAGTTACCTTTCCAGATGGTACTAAGCAATCAACAGCCTACGGTAGTTATGCTAGACGTTCATACTTGTTACACGAGGACGCTAACCCAAATGGATTTACAACTCCACAAACAATCACTATTGATGGTATAGACTATGCTGGCGGCGAGGTTCAACAAGATAACGCATTTGGTGCGGTCAGTAGTCGTGTTACCCTATACGCAGACAGTATGTTTGCTATGATAGCAGTAAACACTGACGTCAACACAGTCTACTACAATGGTGAAACAGGTGCAGACGGTGATGGTACAAAAACAGTTGCTAGTGGTTTAGAAAACTATCGCGATGGTTATTATTCTTGGTACAATAAATTTTCAGGCACAGGTGATCCTGCTATAACACAGATTGTTATTGCTAAGAATCCTGCTAATCCTGGCAATGTTAGTTACTATAATAGAAGCACAGACACTAACAACGATGACTTTACAGTATCAGGACTAGCCGGTGCTACAACTGTTATTGTGTTCAATGTCTACTGGGATGCTGACGGTGGTCCAGCATATGAAAGTTCTATTGAAACAGCCACTAAGGCTATCATTGATGCGGCAATCTATGACGGTGGCCCAACAGAACTAACTGATTTAACGGCTATCAAAGCGGCATTTTATGCTAGATCCGCTGATATGAAGTCTGCCATAGAAGGTTGGGAAGGCGATTTATTATTTGCTCTCTTTGAGTTCTTTAGTGACACATTCCAAGCAGTCAAACCAACAACTACTATTAGTAACGGATCGGGTGCTGTGCTAGAAATACGAGTACGACCTGACGGCGAGGGCGGGTTTTATTACGATAATGAAGATGTAATTTTGCCAGGCACAGGATATCAAATAGGAGATACCTTAACTGTGCCAGGCACAGAGTTTGGTGGAACAAGTCCTGCTAATGATGTAACTATCACTGTAGATAGTGTCAGTTTTCCAAACGGCGGTATTGTAGACCATAGTGTTTCAGGAACAGCACCTAGTCAAGTATGGCCACAGTCATACATTCGTGATGGTAACGCGGATATTTTTGACATTGGTAACTTCATTGGTACTGATCATACTCGTGTAACTGCCGTAGCAACATTAACATATACAGGTGGCGGCACAACTGGTAATGCTGTATTCCAAACATTGAATATTATCAGTGCTGACAAGGCTATCAGCCCAGGGCAGTGGGCATGGTTTGAGTCTTCTGGTCGTGGAGCACTTATCAACTGGGCATTGAGCTATGGTGATAATAATGAAGCCGCTTACCTAGACGAATACACTGGTTATAACAGCACAGCGGCATTAAACTACGACTATCAAGTAGATGTAGACAATGCTCACTTAACGATAAGAGGTGACGGCAGATGGGACATTGGTAGCAGTAACTTTGATACTAAGATATTCTCCATAGCCGAAATAGACCCTGATCCGCTAGATATTATTGTTAGAGCCAACAACAACGATTGGATGTTTGATCGCAATGGTAACTTAACATTGCCTACTGGTGGCGATATTCTAGACAGCAATGGTGACTCAGTACTAGCCGGTGGTGGTGGCAATTTGATTGGTACCGGTAGTGCCGCTGGTGTTGGTTTTACTCGCACAGTCTACACTGATTACTTTAACGGACAAGGTGGTGAAGCAGACGGCAACGGAAATCAAGATTGGTTCTGGGCCACCGATGTTACTGGAGTAGAAGCGGGCGATACTATTACATTCCGCCAAGGAGAAGTAAGAACTATCAGTAACGTTACAGTCAACGGCTTATACACCGCTATAGATTGGTCCGGTGATGCTGTAACTGGCAGCGACACCCTACCTCGTTATCCTGTAACAATAACATCTAGCGATTATTCAGCACCTGAAAAGAACAAGGCAAGAATCAAACCTGATCTTACAGCCGCAAATGATTGGGGACACTACATGGATATCTATGCCGGCGGCGGCAGTCCTGTAATAGACAGCAAACACATCCACATGTCAGGACATACTGGCGAAATAGAACTGTTCTTAGGCACTGACAGCAACTATGTTTCTGCCAAAGAAGCAGGTACAGCACCCGCAGGTGTACGCCTACACAGTGAAAATGATGTCAGTGTTGAAAGCAGTAACCTACGCATTAATCGCAAGGGCAGTACTTGGGCCGCAGTCTACGGTGACGGAAACAACGTTAATTCAGACGGCAATACCAACGACCTAACGTTTGATTGTATTGCTGTTGACGAACACGGTGACTATTATGTAGGCGGTTAACATTGCCAGAGAGCTGATGCTATTATCAGCAAGTATGGCCGTGATGGCAATCTAATCTGGAGCAATTATAGCGAAGGCGCAGTTATAACAGGCTTTGAACCACAGGCCATTGCTTACCACAACGGTGAAGTAGCCTCGGCAGTAAAAACCAACAATGGTAGAACAACTTCATATCTCAAACTAGTGGTTCAAAACAGCACCACCGGCGAAGTTAAATCTACCACAGATATTTACGACACAGACAATACTGTTCGTGCTACTAGTATGATATACCACTCAACACTTGGTTGGGTTGTAGTTGGTAAAACCTGGGGTGAAACATTGGTATCCAGTACTATCACAGCCACTGGCAACACTGGTGTAGGTATTATTGAATTACCATCGGCACAGACAAAGTTAGAGAATATTTACCCAGAAACCAACGGTGACTGGTATATGACAGGTACTAGTATTACTGGCGATCAATATCTAACTTCTGGCTTAGGCATGTATCGTGATGTACCTATAACTACTGTTACTGGTGGCGGTGCTGGAGGCGTTGCTAGAGTTACTGTAAGTTATAACGGTGGCGGAACATACAGTGATCTCACTGTTACCACTCAAGGTAGTGGATACAATTCCAACGACGAACTTAAAATACCAGGTAGCCTACTAGGTGGTGTTGACGGTGGATCTAGCGTAACTGCTACTCCATTTAGTGTCAATCCAGCATCAGGTCGAATTATGGTACAGTTCAGTAAGATTGATTACCCTAGTTTATATGATCAACTAAACTGGGCATCATATACTGTATCTTATAACGCACATCCTCCAGCAGATGTTGTCAGCATTGTAGACAGCCAAGATGGTTATTGGAATGTGGTCATTGACAATTCAGACATCAACATCAGCGTGGCCACTTTCTATACTGCCAGCGGTAACGATCTAACATTCCTTGCTCAGGTGTCAGGAGATGCTCTAGTTGGTCCTAATAGTGTGTTAACTGGAGTTGCTTCTAGAAAGACCATACGACTTGACATGGGATTTGCTATGGGTTACGGTAGTGTTGACTTTACTGGCGGTACATTTACTATTTCAAGACACTTAAATACTCGCCCTTGGGTATGGACCAGCGGTTGGACACGCTATTTAGATCCAGCGGTTAACTACGGAAGCGGTACAGCCTATACTGTAGCAGAAGTTCCTGCTGGTGGTTTACTGGTTGGCGGCTACATAGATGGTACACCTACCAACCATAGTTTTATTTGGAAGTTAAACACCAATGGTTCAACTGGTTGGCTCAAAGGAATTCTAGCAGACGGACAGGGAGTTCGCAGTCTAGCAGTCAGTACAGTAGACGGCAGTATATATGCTACAACCACTTACAATCAAGGCACACTGAACAAACTAGACTACACTGGCGCACTACAGAGTCGTATAGCGGCGACAGGCATGTGGGGATTGAATCCTCATGTAAAACTAGAAATAGATCTTGACGGTAATGAGCAGGTCTATGTTGGCGGATCAGGTGGTGCTATTTGGATTGGCCCATATGGTGCTTTTATGTTAAACAAATTTACTTCGAACCTACAGCCAGTCTGGGGCAGAAGTATGCACTACAACGGTGGTGAAAGCATAAACATTGAATACAGTGGTGATCCTTATGATAACTTTGTATTAGGTAAAGGGCAGGCAACTCTAGTTGGTTATTCTAACTTGTTTAGCGTCAGTAATACCAACGCTGTGATGTTCACCATGGATACTACAGATGAATTTACACCTGTTAACAATGTTTGGGAAATCAAGACACACGCTGATCAGAAATGGGAGTTACAAGAGGACTGGGCTACAAATGACCTATTGACTCTTGGCATTGAAGCGAAAACCAGTTCAGCATCAACAGATATTGAGGTTACTGGACTCGCACTATCACAATGGAGATTCCAAGAAAGGGTTGTTAATCTAAACGAAATACCAAATGGTATAGTTGGTGTAGAATCTATTACCTTTGCTGATGGTAATGTGCTGGATCATAACCCTAGCGACATTCCTCCAAGTACAGGATTTGATTCGCAAACAGGTTGGAACTATACACTACAGTTAAGTGACCGTGGTAGATTTATTATCAACCAAACTGTACCTAATACTAGTTACGCTCAACACTTGTATATCACAGTCCCTCGCAATGACAATGTTCCATTCCCAGTGGGCACAGTGATTACACTGATAAACACAAACAGTATCTCAGGAAACGGATATAAAATTTATGTACAACCAGAAAGTTATGGTGATCTTAATGCTCCTCAGATTTGGACCACTGGCGGAAATCAAAATCCAAGCACTTGGAGTTTCCAGGGTATACAGACTGCTACACTGATGAAGATTAGCAGTAACGGTTGGTTGTTGACTGCTAATGATGTTATAAACGAGGACTAAGATGCCAGTTACTCAACTATCAGCAAGCGTAGGTCGTACAACGGATAGCATAGCAAATACTTTACCTGCTGGCTTTTCGTTCAACGGAGTTAACAGTTCTTGGTTCAATACTCCTGGAGAGTATCCTTTTAATGGCAACAGTTATGTGGTCACAACCAGCGTAGGTACATGTAATAATATATCTATTAACCTTTGGTTTAGACCCTTAGCGGCTAATAGGATATTAATGACAGAACAGGATACTGGTGTTGAAAATTTTAGTTATCATTATTCTATGTTAGAGATTGATGCCAGCGGTTATGTTAGAGGCAGGATATGGGACGGCAGTGGTAACATCTTTTTAACATCGCCCTTGCCCGTAAATCTAGCTCGCTGGAATCATATCTATTTGAACTATGATAATACCAATACGATTATGGTGCTTAATGGCGGTACTCCTCAACAGACCTTTATAACTAGACAAGTACCACCGCAGACCTTTATTGGTATAGGGACGTTTACCGTTACAAATATAGGAACTCAAAATAGATACGTTGGCAAGATTAACGACCTACGCATCAGTAGCAATGGTGAAGGATCATCTTGGGCTAGTACTGTTGGCAACTATCCAGGCGCGATTTAACGAATACCCTGCTCTTTGAGTTTACGACAAGTATCACACCGTCCACAGGGTGTGATATTTTTTTCACTGTATACAGGCACACGACACGACCAAAACATGTTACGCAGAGTTTCTGGTAACATGTCATAGATCTCACGCTTGGTCATGTTCATTACAGGAAATATCTTTTCTGCAGGCGTAAATGCCTGTAGTATTTTGTTAGCACGAATACGGCGATCTTCTAAGCGTTCATTATGATCATTGGCCTGCATACCCATAGCAACTTTTTTAATGTCTGGATTTACACTACAGACATAGCCAGCAAAGAAGTTCATACTATCAGTGTCGTACAAGAAATTACGGCCAAAAGGTTGTGTGCCTATTTCACTTTCACTATAGGCAAATTCAAAACCTAATCGCTTTAGTTCTTTAGTGGCAAGATCTACTGCAATCTGTTCAGCCCGCCAACGCTGTTCTACATTTTTATTGTGAACGTGATGTATGTGGATGTCATGGTCCTTGTATTCATCTTCAGTTAATAGTTTGTAGACCATGCCTAGACTGTCTAGGCCGCCGGAATACATAGCTAGTATTGTGGGTTTTTGTTCCATATATAAAATGTGTAAACTTCGTTGATAGGGTGTTCTTGTGGCTGTGGATTAAGTTCGTGCGCCCTAGGAAAGTAGACAGCATACTTTGTGGGCCAATTAGGATTTAAAAAAGCACGGGCAACAAACCGATCACAATATGGAAGTACAAGTTTAAGCAAATCCTTACAGAACTGCTCTCCAAACGCTAGTCCCCCGTCTATAATAATAGTATCCCAGTGCTTGTTTAGTGTAAACCAGTCCTTGTTCTTAATTTTAGGATCTACATACTTGGGTTCTAAATCCCACGCTTCTGTTGCTAACGGTAACAGCAATTTAGTGCTACCTAACAACAAAACTTGCCCTACACAATACTGCTCAAATACCTTAAAATCCGCTTCGTTAGGTGCTGCAGGCCATTTTAAATTGATCCAAAATTCATTATCTGAGTGTATTTTATCATCGAGCATATGAATGTTATTTAACGATAAATACTAAGCAGGAAAACAAAAGAGAGCGCATTATGGCAATTCAGACAATCAACATCGGTAATGTAGTAAACGACGGTTTAGGTGATGATCTACGAACAGCATTTCAGAAAGTAAATGCTAATTTTTCAGAATTAAATTCGTCACTAACAATCACAGCTTCCAATATAGGAACAACTGGGTATGGAATTTTTAAAGAAAAAGTGGGTCCAGAATTACAATTTAAAAATTTAGTATCCGGTAATAAAATGATGTTAGACGATACTGGTAATGCTATTATTGTTAACAGTACTGCCGATGACGCATTTATTAGATTTGACACCAATTCTGGTTCAATGCTGGCCAGTACGCATACACAAATTACATTAAGTGGTGGGCCTGCAAGCGGGTCTACTACTAGTAGAAATGATATTGAAGTTTCAACATTTGGATCTACAGTTTATTTTAAAACTGTTGTTCCAGTAACTGATATTGTAACTTCCTACGATTTTGGTGCGATTGGCAGTGAATACAATAATGCATTGCAATTTCTATATGCTATGACAAATATGGATTTTGGAACATTTACTATTCCGGGACGTTTTGATTTAGACTGCGGCACGTTTGTTTAAGGAGACGTCCAGATGATTACCTGGATCACACCTGCAGGAAGTTTAGGGATATTACCTGAAAAAGTTATATCAGAAACAATAATTGAAGCATCTTCAGATGTTGGGGATATCACCTTTACACTTATTTCAGGAAGTTTACCAAGAGGTTTAAAACTTACCGGAAATACAATAACAGGTACTCCTGTAGAAGTTAGAGTATATACAGAAAGTAAATTTGTTATTCGAGCACAAGATAGTAATGATTTAAAAGATCAAACTTTTATCATAGGCATCGACGGTGCTGACAGACCCTACTGGCTGACCAACGAAGGATTTTTAAATGTTGGCAGAGGCGAAGCATATTTTGTTCTCGATAACGATTATGTTAATTTTCAATTAGAAGCCAGAGATACAGATTTAACAGCAGGAGATAATTTAGAATTTTATCTAGTCCCTAACGGTGGGGAACTACCTCCTGGATTAAGTTTAAGTAAAGATGGTATAATTTCTGGATTTACTGATCCCATATTTGCTTTAGAATATTCCGGTAATCCTTACGGGGGATACGATACAGCACCATTGGACGTTGTTCCATTAGATTTCGTAGAAGCTAAATCAAACGGTTACGATACATTTTATTACGACGATGTAACCTATGATTACAATGATCCAAGCAGAACCCCGAGACGATTAAGTAGAATATATAATTTTGTTGTAGGAATATCGGACGGTATCTATACCGAGACTAGATTGTTTAAAATATATGTTGTCACTGAAGAATTTCTACAGGCAGATAACAGTATTGTACAAGTAGATACAAATTTATTCCAAGCAGACGCTAGTAGTTTTAGACTTCCGTTATGGATTACTGAAAGTTATCTAGGACGTTTTAGAGCAAATAATTATGTAATTATATTTTTAGATGTTTATAATCCGCCGACATTAACTGGTACTACTGTATATTTTCTTGTTCCAACAAATCCAGATAACAGTGAAAGTGTGTTGCCTCCCGGAACTGAAATTGACACAATGACCGGAGAGATTGCAGGGAAGGTACCGTATCAGGCAAGGATAACCAAAACATATCAATTTACAATTAGGGCTACTAATTTTTCATCTACTCTAGCCTACACAAATTATACATATAAAGGTCTTTGGAATTCCGGTATAACATATTCAATAAACGATGCTGTAGAATTTCAAAATAACATCTATGTTTGTATAACTGCTCATAAAAATAGATTACCAACCGATGTAAGTTATTGGTTCCAAGGAACAGCGTATGCAGATAAAACATTTACAGTTGATGTTATTGGAGAGATCGAAAGTGCTGTTAATTGGATTTCAGATTCTGACTTAGGAACTATTAAACCAAATCAGCCTAGCAGATTATCTGTAGAGGCAGAAAGTTTACTCTACGGAGGACACATAGGCTACGAATGGGTCAGTGGAAAATTGCCGCCAGGATTAACATTCTATCCTACTGGGCTTATTGAAGGAAAAGTAAAACAATTTGCCGATGATGCGGGAGATGGTCTAACAAGATTTTACGAAAGAACAGATTCAGCTGAAGACAGCTCTACATTAAGTAGAGAATTTAGTGGAACTTGGGATCAAGGAACAACAACCTTTGACAAGAAGTTTACATTTACAATTCGAGCTAGAGATTCTGTAAATTTTGCCACACTCGATAAGACTTTTTATTTTACTGTAATATCAGATAATACAAAAACATTTGCTAATCTTTATCTAAAAGCATTTCAAACTAAAGAAAAGAGATTGGCGTGGTACGATTTTATAACTGATGTTACTATTTTTAAACCGGACGATTTATATCGTTATGGAGATAAAAATTTTGGAGTTCAAACTTCATTGAAAGTGTTAGTGTTTGCAGGCATTGAAAGTGTTGAGGCTGTAAAATATGTCCAGGCAATCAGTCGAAATCACTACAATAAAAAATTAAAATTTGGAAATTTAAAAATTGTAAAGGCTAAAGATCCTATTACTCAAGAAACAATCTACGAATTAATCTATGTAGAAATAGTTGATGAATTTGAAAAAAATGGTAAAAGTATTAAAGATACCATAAACTTATCAAATACAATAAAAAGTAAAGTCTTAGTAAGCTACGATGCTATTAAAATAGATAGCGATATTCCGTTAGTTAGTGACAGTGACCATCAACGTATATTTCCAAATTCTATTAAAAATATGAGAAATAGAATTAAGACTGTAGGCGACAACGACAGAGAATTTTTACCTCTTTGGATGAGGAGTATTCAAGACCAATCAACCTACGAAACAGGATATACAAAAGCACTTCCATTGTGCTATTGTAATCCAGGCGCATCTGCTTCAGTTTTATCAAGAATTAAAGCCAGCGGGTTTGATTTTAAAACAATTAATTTTGAAGCAGATAGATATGTAATAGATATTATAGACGGAGTGATAGAGGATAAATACCTTGCATTTCCGCAACGTGGAGAAAAATTACCGTGACAAGCAACATTAATTACGCAGCAATTAACGAAAACTTTCCTAGAGCTGGGCAGGATAACGATACACAGGTTTTTCGTGACAACTTTAATCAAATTAAAGATAACTTTATAGCAGCTAAAAGTGAAATTGAAGATCTACAACAAAACGCTGCAAGAACTGACCAGGATAATGAATTTTTTGGAAACAAGATCGTTAATGCGATGTTTGTTAACACAACAGATGTAATAATTCCATCCGAACTGGCAATATCAAGCGGAATAGTAGATATTGAATTTGCCAGTGGCGCATATCAAATCATTACGTTAGGTGATAATGCAACATTTAATTTAACAGGCTTTCCAGCTGACTCGACATCAGTTGGTAAAGTTACATTAGAATTGTACACTAACGATGCTCTTACACCAAGAGAAATTACATTTTCTTTATCAGGAACTGGTGCTACTCAAAAGAAGAAAAATAATTTTCCATCTGTTGGAGGAGCGTATGATCTAGAAGCGTTATCAGATGTAGATCCTGTTATTGTTGAAATTTGGAGACACGGCCCAGACACATTCTTTATGAACTATGTTGGCCAATTTAGCTAATGTTTCATCCACTAATTGGTGATTTAACCAATCTAAAAGATCAAGAAGTTGAAAATAAACTTCTTGAATTGAACAAAAAATATTACGCTGCCGCACGTTTAGGCAGCGCAGATCTATTGACACAACTATCAACTTGTATTACAATATATAAAGAAGAGCTCAGCAAAAGGCATCTACAAAAATTGAAACAAGCAGATGGTGATTTAGGTCAATTGATCAATGTCGATTAATAACACAACAGAACAACTTATAGAAGGTATATTAAGGCACGGTCCAGATATCTTGGAACATTGCCCCTGTTCTGATGATCTAACTCAATACGTTAATAGAATACATCAAGAACATCTGCATTATCCAATACCACCTAAAGAAATAAATCCAAAACACTGGTTCATTCCCGACGATTATTATCCAAATCTTGTAGAAATGCTCTACGGAATGTGCGAAACTGATGAACAAAGAGATCGAGTAAGTCAGGAACTAGAACTTTACATTAAGTACGGTATGTCTGATGTACTCTATGTTATGAAGTATATTGTAGATACTCTTAGGGCAAACAATGTAGTTTGGGGTGTAGGACGTGGAAGTTCTGTAGCAAGTTACGTACTCTATTTGATAGGGGTACATAAGATAGATAGTATTAAATACAATTTACCAATAGAAGAATTCTTCAAGGAGATATAAAATGGGTAAAACATATATGAGTATGCGCGGTAAAGAAGTAGACATGGAAAAAATGGGTCTACGTTTTGAAAAAACTCCCGCAGTAGGAAATATGAAAGTAAATGCTCGCGGTGACGAGTTAGGTGAAGGTGGAAAAATTGTTAGAACTAGAGAACAGGTTTTACAAGATTATTATGCCCAGAACCCAAATGCATTGCGTGAAGAAGTAGCAACTCGCGGCAATAAAAAATGAGGTAAAGATGGCCACACAATTCGAAGCACGACAAATGCAGGTACGCCCCCTGCCTAAGGATATCTTAGTTTATAATATGGATATGGGCGAACAAACAACCAAATCCGGCATTGTCATCCAAAGCGATGACGGTAAGGCACACGGTGTTAAGCCTCGTTGGGCTCAAGTCTATAAAGTAGGCGAACGGTGTGAACTTGATGTTAAGCCAGGACAATGGATCCTTATTGAACACGGTCGTTGGACTCGTAAGATCTAAATTGACGACGGTGAATCTATCAAGGAAGTTCAAAAAGTAGAAGTTGCTTCTATACTTGCCGTTACGGATGAACGTCCCGATACTGCCTATTGGGGACAAGAGTTTTCAAATGGCGACAGTCTAAATATTAGACCAGAAGACTTTATGTAATGGGTTTCAAGAAGTCTTGGGATGTTAGTGAAATAACATCCCAAATACACAATCTCTCCAGAAATTGTTCTAGTTCTTATACAGACGGATTTACCGCGTTTGAACTAAAAAAAGAACTTTACCTCCTTAAAGAAGTTATCGATCGTGCTCTAAAAGATGCTCCTGATTTTGGCGAGTTGGAAAAAGACTGGTTGACAGGGCAAGAACAAAAGCGTATCATTAATATATTAAAATCAAAGGAATAATAATGACTAATCCGTTTCGTGATCAAGAGAAATTTATGCGAGCCTGCGACCAAACAGTTGAAGGCTTTAATCAAGATCAGTTTAAATTGTATCTTGATTTAATGGAAGAAGAATGGAAAGAATTAAAAGTAGCGATTGACAATAGTGATCAAGTTGAAACTTTAGATGCTTTATTAGATTTTATTGTTGTTACTGTAGGTGCAATTCATTCAGCCGGCTTCGACGGAGAAGGTGGTTGGAAAGAAGTTATGCGTACAAATTTTGCTAAGATCGATTCCGAGACTGGTAAAGTTCGTAAACGTGAAGATGGCAAAGTACTCAAACCCTTAGGCTGGACTCCTCCAGACCTTAAACCTTTTGTGGAAAAGAAATGAAAAAAGGATTCACCTGTTCCACATTTGATCTGTTTCACGCCGGGCATATTATGATGCTCAAAGAAGCAAAAACTCAATGCGACTATTTGATAGTAGGTCTACAAACAGATCCTACAATTGATCGCCCGGGAATTAAAAATAAACCTATTCAAAGTATATTTGAGCGTTACGAGCAACTCAAGGCCTGCAAGTACGTTGACGAAATACTAGTCTACGAAACAGAAGCTGACCTTGTAAATATCTTGCTTTCTTATCCCATTGATGTTAGAATACTAGGACAAGAATACGAAAATGAGGATTTTACAGGTCGCTGGGAATGTAATGATCGAGGAATTGAGTTTTATTTTAATAAACGAGAACACAATTTTTCAACAACAGAACTAAGACAACGTGTCATAGCCGCTGAAATTAATAAGGGATTAAAAAATGGAAATCCAACCTAAAGATACAAGCAAGGGACATTTTTATGTTAGCCTTGTAAAAAGTGCTGTACGTGTTGCTGCTGGTATTGCTCTTATTTGGCCTCAAAATATTATTCTTGCAGGTGCATTAATTATTGCAGCAGAAATTTTAGGCATTGCAGAGGAACTAGTATGAAAGAATTGTGGGTAGAGAAGTATCGTCCAGCAAGGATTGATGGATATGTGTTTAGAGATGCACATCAACGCAGTCAAGTTGAAACTTGGATTAAAGATCAAAGCATTCCTCATTTACTGTTAAGTGGATCGGCAGGCATTGGTAAAACTACTCTTGCTAAGATTCTTATTCACGAATTAGGAATTGAAGACTATGATGTGTTAGAAATTAACGCATCGCGTACAAACTCTGTTGAGGATGTTCGTGACAAGATCACAAACTTTGTACAAATGATTCCTTTTGGCCCATTCAAAGTTGTATTGCTTGACGAGGCCGATTATCTTTCACCGAACGCACAGGCAGCACTCCGCGGAGTAATGGAGGAATACCATGCAACAGCTCGCTTCATTCTTACTTGTAACTATCCCAATCGTATTATTCCTGCTATACATTCGCGGTGTCAAGGCTTCCACGTCGAACGTACTGATATTACAGAGTTTACTGCTCGTGTGGCTACTATCCTCGTCGATGAAGGTGTGGACTTTGATCTTGACACCTTGGATAATTACGTAAAGGTAACTTATCCAGACCTTCGTAAGTGTATTAATCTAGTACAACAAAATGTTAATGAAGGCAAACTAGCTGCTCCTAACAAAGGCGATCAAGGCGAAGCAGACTGGAAGTTTGATATGGTTACCTTGTTTAAGGCTGGAAAAATTAATGAAGCACGTAAAATGTTATGTGGAAAACTACGTGCAGAAGAAATGGAAGAAGTATATACATGGTTGTATAATAACGTCGAAATCTTTGGATCAGAAGAAAATCAAGATAAAGCAATCTTGATTATTAAACAAGGGTTAGTTGATCATGCATTAATTATCGATCCAGAAATTAATCTTTCAGCGACATTAATTAAATTGGGTAGACTATGAGCAGCCGATATATGATTGTTACCTACTATCTAAAACCAAATGGTAGGCATGACGAAATTACAGAATTTAAAAATGCATTAAAAATGAGACACATTCAAACCGCTAAAGTCATCTTAGACTTTAAAGAAAGAAAGTGTATCAAAAATGGTCTCAATCCAGAGGCCGGTTATGAGGACATGCTAGAATTTTATAAAAGAACGATAGGGGATCAATTGACCCCCCATCTTCCTAATGATCAAGAGTCACCGTAGATCGATAGTATCTCCTTTACCGCCTCGTGGCGTTCTACATCTTGTATGTCAAAGTGAACAATGTCCACATATCTATGATTTTTAAAGTCGTTATATAACTTTAAAAACTCTAATAAGCCGTTGTTTGATGGACGGTCTGCTTGTTGTAAGTCCCCAGTTACAACCATTTTGCTTCCTTGTCCTAATCTAGTCAACAGCATTTTCATCTGTGACGGTGTGGCGTTTTGCATTTCATCTGCTATGATGACCGCATTTTTAAAAGTTCTGCCGCGCATATATGCTAGAGGACTAGTTTCAATCACCCCCTCACGTACAAAGTTTTCAATTTCTCTAGCATTAAAGTTTTCAGCGAAAACATCAAAAATAGGCTTGGTCCAGGGTTCCATTTTTTGATTTAGATCCCCGGGCAAGAATCCGTGTTGCTCGTCAACACTTACAGCAGGTCGAGTAATAATGATCTTGTCTGCAGAACCGTACTTTAACTGATCAATTGCCCACTGAACGCCCAGCATGGTTTTACCCGTGCCCGCAGGCCCGATGGCAAAAATTATCATTTTGTTGGGATCGTTAAGTTTTAGTAGATAAGTCTCTTGACTTAAATTCTTGGGATAGATTTGAACTCGCTTACGCTTCTCGTTTAATCTATGATCAATATTTATTACGTTGCTTTGAAAACGTGGGTCATACTGCTCTTTTTGCTGAACTTGCGCTCTTTTTCGCTTCATATAAGGTTAGCCCTCCTTTTTAGGTGTTAGGCACGGACCCTACCGTAGTGTCCGTCGGCCGAACACAAAGATATTTAACATCTGCGACAAAAAGATATATGTAATGATTAAATTTTCGCGATAAATACAAAGGGAGATATTATGGTCGATTTAAAAGATATTATTAATAACATCGAAAACATTTACGGCAGCAATAATAGCTTAAAATTACTTAAAGATTTTGAGCGTGTTGTTGATGAGCTAGATATCTATGTTTTCGATAACTGGATTGACGGAGAGCTTGTTGCTGGTCCTAATGAAAGTCGTTACTTTGTAGAATGCACTTTTATGTGGCCTAAAAAACAAATGCCTGAACCTAAGGGCGGTCTACGTTTAATAGAATACGGTTGTAAAGTTGAGTTTGGTGAAACACGACTTGCTAAAGTAAGAAAAATTAAAAAACCAGATGATATTCGCCCTGGTACAAAGAAAGGCAAAATTGATCACGAAGATGTCTGGTTAGTTCGTATTACTATGCCTAAAAAATTAATGGCTGACGTAGATCGAGGCCATAGAAATTTAGATAGCAACAAAATAGAAGATGTTGTTAATCAATATGGTGCAGCAGCAGCAGCGCCAGATGCCAGCGAAGAAGCTGTACAGGATATGACAAATGCATAAGCAACTTAACGAAGGTTTAAGAACCAACGACCTTAAAGATTTAGTATATTCACTTTTTGAAGTTGACACATACAAATCTAAGATGGGAGAGGACAAAGATGTTTGTGTTGTTAGCTTTCAGGTCAAAGATCGATCTCCTGCACGTGACCTAATGGAATTCATTGAAAAGGGTTATCATTTTGTTTTAGACGCTGACGTTAGTTCAGGCGAAAACGAAAAAGGTGAATATTCAGTATTTGTAGAATTAAACCGAAGCCCTAAGCTAGCAGAACAAATTAAAGAATTATGTTACGGAGTTAAAAAATTAACCGGCGTAGATGATTTTAAATTTAAATATCACAGAAGTTCCGATGTTCACGAAGTTAACGAAGAAACATTGAGAAAAATTATTCCCGGTGATTCACGTGCCTACGAAGAACACATGGGCCAGGTTAGAACTGAAGATGTAAAGCGTTTTTTTACAAAAACATTAATGGATAACTTAACTCTAAACAACAACGTGATAACAATTCACAAACCGTTTGATGTTAAGGTACAACTAGAAATTATTAAAGACGATACTCCAGAATCTATTTTAGAAGCAACAGAAGGTGCATATGTTGTTGACGAAAAAGCAACTAGTGAAATTTTCTGGCTTACAAAAGTTTTAGGCGATTACAGCATTAATAAGGTTGGAGAAAATTTTATTTTTAACAACGGTAATCGTTCTATGTTATTGAAAAGGATCGAACAATGAGCTTCACATTTAACTTTACTAGAGATCAAGTAGCAGATATCATCAAAGGTAATCCATATATTGATCATTGGTACGAAGCATTAAATGAAATTTTACCAGATTATGAAATTAACACCCCCCAACGTGTAGCAGCTTTTATGGCACAATGCGCACACGAATCAGGTGGATTTCGTGTATTAAAAGAAAACTTAAATTATAAAGCACCTAGTCTACGTAAGATTTTTCCTAAGTATTTTACAGACGATGCAACAGCTAATCACTATGCTAGTTTACCTAACAAGCAAGAAGCTATAGCAAATCGCATTTATGCAAATCGTATGGGTAACGGTCCAGAAGACTCTGGCGACGGTTATCGTTACTGCGGTCGCGGACTAATTCAATTAACAGGTAAAGAAAATTATACCTGGTTTGCTGCCAGTTTAGATATTCCTGTAGAGGAAGCGGCAGAATACCTACAGACATTCGAAGGTGCTGTGCAATCAGCTTGCTGGTTCTGGGAAACAAACAACCTAAATCAATGGGCAGACAAAGGTGACATCCTAACATTAACCAAGCGTATCAACGGTGGTACTATTGGTTTAGAAGATCGTATCAAACATTATAATCACGCATTACACGTTTTTGGAGCATAACTTATGTGGATGCTAGCGTGGGTACCGGATGCTGTACTAATTTATGCTGTACACCTAGTATTACTAGCAGGTGCCATTGGTACATTTTTAAGTTTCTTTTTATTACATAGAATTGTACGTTGGTTCCCTGCACTAGCACCGTATCATTTACTTTTACAAATTGTCAGTGTTGTATTATTAGTTGCTGGGGTTTATTTTAAAGGTGGCTACGATACTGAAGCAGAATGGAGAGCTAAGGTAAAAGAAGCAGAAGATAAAGTTGCACAGGCAGAACGTGCTAGTTCAGACCTTAATAAACAATTAAGTGAAGAAAAGAAAAAGAAACAAAAAGTTCGTGTTGAATACTACAATACGGTTAAAACACAAATTCAAGAAGTTGAAAAAATTATCAATGCAGAATGCAAAATAGACCCTCGAGTAAACGAGTTAGTTAATAAAGCTGCAACTAATCCAGAGGCTAAAAAATGAAAAAATTAGCACTTTTATTAGCAGTAACTTTATTAGCAGGATGTTCAACTGCTCCTGTAATTCCTAAATGGCCCGAGGTTCCTAAAGAATTATTAGAAGCTTGTCCCGATCTAAAAACCGTAGATCCTAAAAATGACAAACTTAGCGCCATTGTTGAAGTTGTAGCAGACAACTACAAGGAATATTACGATTGCAAAGCACAGGTTGATAATTGGATTTCATGGTACAAAGGGCAACAAAAAATTTGGGAAACACTTAAATAAAGTTAGTATTTAAAGGAGCGATGAATGGCATTAATTGATTCAGTGTTAAATTTAGTTAACAAGCAACCCAAAGATCCGGACGCACCAAAGCCTCCAGTGGGATCACGCAGCGAGCGTGAAGCAAAACTAAAAGACAAAGCAGGTATGGTTATTTCTGTATTTGCATTATTATTAGCGGTTAACGCATGGTATAGTGGCAAATTATCTAGCACGGTATTAAACAATACACTAGGTGCTAACAATACATGGGCACAATATCAAGCCAAAGCAGGTCGTGGAGTTAGCTACGAGATTGCCGCTAAGACAACCGCTGATCCAAAACTTAAAGCAGCGTTCATGGCTGAAAAAGAACGCATGGATGAAGACAAGAAAGAACTTGCTGTTAAAGCAAAGGCCATGGAACACGAGCGTGAAATTGCTAAAAAGTCTAGCCCATGGATTGGTTATGCTTCAACAGCGTATCAATTAGCTATTGTTGTATTATCTGCAAGTATTCTTGCAGTTAGCATGGCAATGTTCTGGGGCAGCTTTGTAGTAGCGGGCGCCGGAGTATTATTGAGCCTAAATGGTTTATTCCTTTGGTTCTAAAATAAATTAGGAGCGGACAATGACTGAAGAAGTAAAGAGCGAAAGTGAAAAGAAAAAAGAAGATTGGATGAATGCTAAATGGCGTCCAATGATGGGTTGGATGTATATGGTTGTCTGCATGATGGACATGGTTGTATTTCCAATCTTATGGAGTTTGTTACAAACTCTAACACATAGTCCTATTACACAATGGAATCCATTAACCTTACAAGGTGCTGGTTTATTCCATATCGCAATGGGTGCAGTATTAGGTATCGCGGCATTTGGTCGCACACAAGAAAAACTAAATGGAGCAAACAATGGTGGCGCACAACCAATGGCAACAAGTAACCCTTCAACATTTGGCCCTGCTACGGCAGCACCAAGCAGTTTCCCAGCAGCGACTACGCCAGGTTTCGGAGCACCAAGCTCCCCAAGTAGCTTTAGCGGAAGCAGCTTTGGAGGCGTATCTAAGCCAGCAACATTTGGGGCACCAGCTGCACCGATGATGAGCAGTACAGGTAAACCAATGCCGGTTCAACCTGATCAACCAGAAATTTAAGGAGATAGTATGAAACACATTATTTTTGTAGCAGGTCTTGCATTAGCAGTTTCTTCCCCTGCATTTGCAGCCGATGCTCCTGCAAAAGCAGAAAAGGTTTGTATTAAAACTACTGATGCCAAAACAGGTAAAGAAGTTGAAAAATGCAAAACTATGAAAAAACACGAAAAGAAAGAAGGAACTAAGGTTGAAGGAACAAAGCCAGATAAAAAATAATTTGAGCTCAGTAAATCTTAATTAAATAAAAGGACTACTTGACGTGGTCCTTTTTTTATTGTATAATAGTATTATGGATTATTACTCAACACTAGGTTTACAAAGAGGTGCATCTGACGACGAGATTAAAAAGGCTTATCGCAAACTTGCGATGAAGCATCATCCCGATCGTGGAGGTGACCAAAATAAATTTAAAGAAATATCTACTGCCTACGAAGCATTAAGCGATCCTGATAAAAAACGGATTATTGATATGGGCGGAGATCCTAATGCACAACCAGGAATGGGCGGCGGATTTTACAACCAAGGCCCATTTGAATTTCACTTCGGTGGCGGCATGCCGGGCATGGACGATATTTTTTCGCAGTTTGGATTTGGACGTAGGCCAATGCGAAGAAATAGATCTGTTAACATTAACGTAGAACTTTCCTTAGAAGAAGTTTTAAAAGGCAAAGATTTAAATGCTGAAATTACTATACCCGGCGGGCAAAGAAAATTAATTAATATTTCAATTCCTGCAGGCGTAGATCACGGCCAACAAATTCGATATGAAGGTATGGGCGACACAACCCTACGAGATGTCCCGGCAGGAGATTTGATTGTTAATCTTTATATTCGAAAACATCCAACATTTATTAGAGAAGGCGATTCTTTAATCTTTGAACATAATATTTCTGTCTGGGATGCTATATTAGGAACAACAATAGATGTTCCTACTATCTCAGGAAAAAATATTAGTGTCAGTGTTCCAGCAGGAACACAATCAAATACAATACTAAGTTGCAAAGGAGAAGGTTTGCCAAATATGCGTTCAAAAATACGTGGGCCGTTATTAATTAAAATTAATGTCAATATTCCACGTAACCTATCAGCTAATCAAATACATAAAGTACAACAACTAAGAGACGGAGTCGAATAATGATTGAACCAAGTCAAAGTCTACAACAAATTTTTGAAAATTCGATGAATATGGCAAAAAGCCTTGATCACGAATATATTACCATTGAACATTTGCTTCTTGGTATAATGGATGATGCTGATTCATTTAAGATGATCACCGACTTCGGTGCTGATGCTAATTTTATTAAAACAAATCTAGATCATTATATTAAAAATAATCTTAGCGATATTAAAAATCCAGAATGCGAAAAACCAAGAAAAACTCATGCTGTAGAACGTGTGCTCAATAGATGTTTTACTCAAGTTTTGTTTAGTGGGCGTCAACGTATTGAAGTTGCAGATGTTATTGTTAGCATCTTAAATGAAAAAAATAGTTTTGCATTTTATTTTTTAAACAAAGGCGGCTTAACAAAAGAAAAATTTATTAATTATTTCCAAGAAATGGTTAATAATGAAGAAGAATCAAGCCAAGAAACCGCAGTTACAAACCCTAGTCAGATGGAACGAATTATTAATACTTTTTGTACTAACCTAAGCCTACAAGCAAAACAACGTAAAATTGATCCTGTTATTGGTAGAGACGACGAGCTTGAAAAGGTACAACTTGTTCTTGCTCGCAGAAACAAATGTAATGTTTTACTGGTAGGTGAACCCGGAGTCGGTAAGACTGCTATTGTAGAAGGTCTTGCTCGCAAGATCTTTGAAAAGAAAGTACCTAAGTTTATTCAAGACCATCAGGTCTATAGTTTAGATATTTCAGCATTGCTAGCTGGTAGTAAGTATCGTGGAGATTTTGAAGAACGTGTAAAAGCTGTGTTAGGTGCTTTAGAAAAGAAAGGCAAGATTATTTTATTCATTGACGAAGCACACATGATGCAAGGTGCCGGTGCTGCTAATCAAAGTTCAAATGATATGGCCAATATGTTGAAGCCAATCCTTACTAAAGGTGTTATTAAACTTGTAGCATCAACTACGTGGGAAGATTATCGTAAACATTTTGAAAAAGATCGTGCTCTAATGCGTCGATTCCAACGTGTTACGGTTGACGAGCCAACGCCAGAACTTGCAGTTAAAATTATTAAAGGTATTAAGAAATACTACGAAAAACATCACAACGTTAAAATTACTGACGGTGCAATTGAGCAATCAGTTAAACTTTCTATGAAGTATATGTCTGATAAAAAATTACCAGACAAAGCAATTGACATTATCGATTGTGCTTGTGCTCGTTATAAAGTAAAAGACGAAGACGGCATGGAAGGCATTGAACAACTGGTAGATATTGAACAGGTTACATACGAACTTAGTAAAATGGTTAATATGCCGCTAGAAATGGTAGCACAAAAAGAAAGTAAGAACTTATCTGACCTAGAAGGTTCCATGAAGGCATCTGTTTATGGACAAGATACAGCAGTTGATAATCTTCTTGATAAGATTTTTGTTTCTCAAGCAGGTATGAAAAATCCTAATAAACCCATTGGCAGTTTTCTATTTTTAGGTCCAACTGGTACAGGTAAAACAGAAACTGCAAGAGCGTTAGCAGATAAAATGGGTATGCAATTAATTCGTTTTGATATGAGTGAATATCAAGAAAAACATAGCGTTGCTCGATTAATTGGTGCACCTCCTGGTTATGTTGGATACGAAGATAACGCAGGTCAGTTGATTACCAAACTACAAGAACACCCAAATGCTGTATTGCTTTTAGATGAAATTGAAAAAGCACATCCCGATGTGTCAAACATCTTGTTACAATTTATGGATAACGGATTTGTAACTGGAAGTAATGGAAAACAAGCAGACGGTCGCAACACTATTTTAATTATGACCAGTAATTTAGGGGCAGCAGACAACGAAAAAAATACCATAGGTTTTGGTGACTTAAGCAAGGACGACGAGGACGACAAGGCAGTTAAGAAATTCTTTGCTCCGGAGTTCCGTAATCGTTTAGATGCTATTATTAAGTTTTCAAATCTTTCAATGGTTACCGTTGGTCAAATTGTTAAAAAGTTTGTTAAAGAACTTAACGATCAACTTAAAGATAAAGGCATTGAGATTGTTGTTGATTCCGAATCAGTTAAATGGTTAGCTGAAAGAGGTTACGATAAAAAGATGGGCGCAAGACCGTTGGCTCGTTTAATTGATAATAAACTCAAATCTCCTTTGAGCCGTAAAGTCCTATTTGGAGAATTACAAAACGGCGGACGAGTTGATGTTAGCATTGAGAATGACGATCTAAAATTTGAAATTAGTCCTATTTTAACCAAAGAACAGAAAAAGGCATTGAAGCGAGGGTTAAACTTGGAGGAATCCAATGAAGAAACCGTATGATGTAAAGTATACAGGTCAAAAGTTTTACAATAAGTGGTTATACAAAGTTACCGTCTTGATCAAGGGGGTATCTTTGTTACGCACAAAAACATATGATGAGATTAGAGAATTCTGTTTAAACCCAGAAGAACAAGATCGACATTATTATTTTGACAGCAGAAAACAAGCATTTAGTAACAAAGATCAAATCTTAGAACTAGTTACATTTTTAGAAAAAAATAAAAATGTTGAATTTACTAAAAGAATTGAAAGTAGATATATCGACATATACACTAACGATGCTACATTTTGTAAAAATCTTGCTTTAGAATTTAAAGATTATGTAAGACATGTATTTGAACCATTTCCTGGGCAAGAACAAGAACAAACAAATTCAAATTCGATTTTTGCTAAAAAATTACCTCATAATAGATATAACTACAAAGTATATCTTCTTCCCCATAAGTTAAAAGGAAATAAAGAAGCAAAAGAAAGTTTTGTTTCTTGGATTGAAACTCAAGGGGAAAAGATACGAATGTCAACCGCAGTTAAAAGTTGGTTTATAAAGACCGATTATAATTGGGACCGTCGATACGTACTTGTAGAGGACGAAAAAACTCTATTCATGATGCAATTGCGAAATGGTGAAGTTGTGGGTAGGGTTTACGACTATCAAATTTTAGCTAAATAAGAGATGTCCACTGAAATCATTGTTTTACTAGAAAATTATTCAACTGAATCGGCAACTCCAGATTTTACATATACTGAAAAGGGTATCGGTGCTGGGTATCATAGCCTAAATAATTCGCTGCATACAGCAGTTTATAGAGTTGATTCGTTTGTTGGAACTATTAAATTGCAAGGGTCTTTAGCATTAGATCCTAGCGAATCAGATTGGTTTGACATTGATGGAACTACATTAGGCGACGATAGTACGCTAATTACAAATCCAGATAACCCTGTAGTGTCTCAAAGCGTTAATTTTACTGGTAATTTCGTCTGGATTCGTGCCGGTCACGTATTAGAAGACGGTACTATCCAGTCAATTCACTATAACTTCTAACATTTAAAATAAGATAAATATAGTATGTCCTTACGGAACCATACTATGAAAGATATTATCACTAAACTTGAAGTTTCTTTATTTGAAACAGAATTAAATTCAGCAGACCCTAAGGGTGATTACGAAGCTAAAAAGAAGGCCCTACACGATCTTGAAACTGATCCTGTTGTTATGAAAGAGCCTGATCTTGCAAAAGCAGTACAGCAACGTAAATTAGACTTAGAAAAAGAAGCTAGATCTAAAGGGATAAGAGAATCCACAGATCACGAAGCAAGCATGGCTAAAGCAGAATTAGTTCAAATTGCAAAAAACGCCAAGATTCTTTTTAATAGTATCCGAGAAGGTGATGAATTACCAGGATGGGTTAGTAGTTATATTACCCTTGCCAATGATCATTTAAATTCTGCCGCAGAGCATGTAGAATATAATCCACCGGAGCAGAAATAATGTTATTAAAAGAAATGTGGTCGGCTATAGGAGCTCCAAAAGATGACGAGCAAGCTGACATTGATTGGATTGACGATTTAAAATTTTATATTGATAATAATACAGAATTATTAACAAAATATTTCTTTCCTGCGGTAAAGCGCCACGAAAAACATGCAGGACATCCAAAGGCTTTCACAATTTACATTAAACCTTTAAGAAGTTGTTTAGAAAATTATTGTGAAATGTTTGATATTGAAGATGCCAATGAAAAGTTTCCTGAAAGCAAAATTGTTGAACTAGCAAAAATGATTGCTACTGAACAAGAAAAGCATATCGAGAACGGCGACTATAAACAGGAAGACTAATGAAACTTTTAGAATTATTCTACAAGAGAAATAATTTACCTCTTATAGAAGGTGGAAACCTTTCGACTCAAAGCCCTGGCTGGCAAGGAGATACCGGTGACCATCAAGCTCAGCAAATTGATCTTAAAGTTCACAAGCGTTCTTATATTGTTCCAATATTAGACAAATTATTAAACGGAATTAATTCTAGTTTTACTGCATCAGTTGGTCACGAACTTTGGAATAAAAAAGTTTTAGCAAGTAAAAAATTCTTAAGCGGATCTAGTTTACATTTTTTTAATACTGACTTACCCGACGACGAGTTTGAACGTATTAAACCTAAAGTTGGCGATATAGATACACAAATTAATAAAGAATATGCAGGAGAACTTGTTCAATTTTTACAATCCTCAACAGGTAAAGTTGTTGGCAATGGAAAATTAATTGGATTTAGTAAAGGCAACGAACAATATAGTACAATGTGGGAGTTAACTGATCCTCCTATTAAGGTACAGATTGATCTTGAATTTGTAGATTATGAAAAAGACGAACCCACTGATTGGGCAGGATTTAGTCATAGCAGTAGCTGGGAAGATTTAAGCCAAGGTATCAAAGGTGTATTTCACAAGTATCTAATTCAATCATTTACACGATTAACAAGCCAAGATTTTTTATTAAGAAAAATGGTTGGCCGAGGTAAAGCTAGAGTTGAACAAGATGTTCCAACAACAGACAATATGTTTTCTTTTGCTGTTAGTAGCAAAGAAGGCGGAGGCCTTCGTCCTAAATATGAACCAGTATTAGACGATGCCGGACAGCCTTTAGAAATTGACGGTCTTCCTGTTATGAGGGCGTTGCCAGCAAGTGGTTACGAAAAGAATATTGGAAAAATTTTCCAAAACATATTTGGTAAAAGAGTTAAAGAAACAGAAATACAAAAACTTCTTCCTAAGACATGGAGTTTTACAGGATTATTAGAAATTATGAATCTTGTTGTTCCTCAGGATGAAAAGGAAAAAGTCATTGATGCATTTATTGATAAGCTATATGCTCCTGGCGCACAAGGATTATATAAAGGCGATCCTGAAAGAGATATCTTAGAAAAAAATACAGCACTTAACTATGCATTAAAAACTTTAAACGTTACACCTCATAAAAATCTTGAACAAATGCGTCAAGATTATAAAGCAAGTTACAAAGTATCCGAAAGTATTAACGAAGCCGAAGTAGTACAAAGTAAAAGAAAAGGAATTGTTCATTTAGAAAAAATGAAGGATTCTGATTTTTTAAATTTATTAGACGAATTAAAAAATTCAGCAACAGGAAAATTTGAATTACACAATGTTCCAATGACCGTTAAAGTAGACGGGTTTGGTGCTAGGTTTGGTAAAGATAAATCTGGCAAACCATATATGGAAACTAGTCGTAGTGGTCCTAAGTTTGAACCTGGTACATTCAGCAAACATGCTGAAGAAAGACAAGCCGCTCCAGATGTAAAAGCTAGGGCTAAGTTATTTGATGATCTATACGACGAGATGATGCATGTCATTGCTAACGTTGATCAAAAATTAGGTAATACCGCTCTCAATGATGTAAAAATTCATTGTGAAGTTTTATATCTACCATTTGCTACTGAAACAGAAGATGGTAAATTAAAATTTGTTGGCATACATTATGACAAGTTGCCCGAAGGTGTTACTCTAGCACTTGTGCCATTGTTTGCTGAAAAAAGCTCAACTGGCGAACAACATCCAAATAGCGACAAATACATCTCTGCATTGAGAAAAATTGGTCGCATTGGAACAACAATGTTCATTGACAACTCGTTAACTACTAACGGCAGTTTAGATGTAACTGGGGCATTGCCTCCCATTGAAAATCTTGAAACATTACGATCGTTAGTTAATAGCGGTAAAAGAGATCTTAAAAAAGAAGCTACCGAAGCATTGCAGCCTGTCAAAGAATATCTAGCAAAATTTATCATCCAACATCCAGATATTATAGGAAAGGATAAGTTAGGCAAAGATTATGAAGGCATTATTCTTAACACAAAGAATGGTCCTGTTAAAATTACTAGTCAAGAACAAAAAGATATTATTTCTGCAAAAAACGCAGCAATTAAATCTGCAAGACCTCCTGGAGCAACAGGCGATGGAAGATCGGGCAAAACTGCTGTCGTTACCGCAGGAAGTTTTGTTGGGCACATTGGACATCAACAACTTGTAGATTTTGTTTTAAACAAAGCGTCTCAGTTAAATGCTGATCCTTATGTTTATATTAGTAGTGCCGTGGGACCAGACGATCCTATTCCAGCTTCTGTTAAATTACAAACATGGCAAAAATTATATCCAGAAAAGAAGGCCATGTTCCAGCTGATCCAAGAAGGTGGATTAGTTATGAAAAAAATTGAAAAAGAATTAGTAACATCAAGTAATCCTCCTCCATACGATCATATCATTGTTATGGTTGGCGAAGATCGATATGAAGGATTTAAAAAATGGATGGAGCATTTATCTAAAAGGATGAAGAATCCTAAATATCCAGGATTTGAACATGTTAAATTTGATGTAGAAGTTACACCAAGAGCTGCCGAAACTGGCGGAACTGGAATGAGTTTTACTAAATTACGTAACATTTTAAAAGATCCTAATGCTACTCCAGAACAGCAATTTGCATTATGGTCTCAAGGTTTTGATGTTCAAAAATTAGGGAAAGATTGGATTATGAAATTAATGGATTTCACACGCAAGGGCATGGGTATTCAAGAAAGCATATCTGAAGCACCGATTGAAATGGATCCTTCCGAACCAATGAATCCTATGATTCATAGCCATGACAAAGCCAACCCAGCGAAGTTAAAATATAGAATGATGAGAGCAGCTGGACAAATTAAAGATCTTGCTAGCAGAGTAGACAATGCTAGTCCATACGAATGGCAAAACATGGCCAAACAATTTGACGAACTTAAAATGAATGTAGAACAAATTCGTCATGCCTTAGAAGAACTTGCTAAAGTAAGAAGAAAAGGTGGAATCCGAAGTCGCGGTATTGATCCAATGATTGATAGCGTTGAAGAAGGTTGGAAAAGTAAAACGGCAGGCGCAGCTTTAGCTGCTGCTAATTTATTAGCAAGTCCGGCACAGGCGGCAGAAGAACCAGTCAAACCTATTACTATTGCCTATGTAATGATCGATGGCGAAATGAGGAAATATAATTTAGGTGATAAATTTTCTTCTGCGAAAGAAGCCGAAGAATTTATTAGTAAGGTTTTAGATAAACAAGGATTACAGGGTTATCAACTAGAAATAAAACACGGTTATCCTAAAAAGAAAGAAGTAAAAGAAGGATATGGACGCTATTGGTGTTCCACTGATAAAAAATGGAAAACTCGTAAGGGTCCTAAACAAAAGAGATCATCATGAAAATATCTGATATATTAGAACATAAGAAAAGCCGAAGAGCAAAAGTGTATAATGTCAAACCTAGAAACCCTGTAGCTCATGCTGCACAAAGTGTTATCTCAGGTGCCGGTGCTCATAAAGATATGAAGAAGGCACAAAAACAAGGATATGAAAAACATAAAAAACCAGCAGAAGTAACAGAAGGTTTATTAGATAGATCTAAAAGACAACAAATTATTCAATTCTTAGCTAAAAAGATGGACTGGGAAATAAACTATCTTGAACTTGCTAGTGATGCTGAATTAATTTCATGGTATAAAAAAGTACAGGCAGGAAAGGATCCTATGAAAGAATCAGGTTTTGGACGTGATGCTTATCAAAGAGATTACGATAGTAGCGTAAGCGGATTTGGACGTAGAAATAGAGAAGATGATTGGGACGAGGGCAACACCGAACCACCAAATAACTTTGCTATCTATATCAACGGTAAAAAATGGAAAGTGTTTCCTGGTCAAGGAACATACGCAGACGATCACAGAGAAATGGCTCAGCTTCGTAGATTGCAAGACATGTGCCGTAAGAAAACTGAACAGACTGGCAAGAAATGGGAAGTTTCTCGTACAGGCGAACCAGCCACAGCATAATGGATTTATCTGAACTAAAACGTCTTGCAGGTATTACCGAATTTAAAGGTTATCAACCTTACGACGGCAGCAACATAAGTATTACTGGAAACGAAAAAGGCGAACTTATGAAACAACATAATATTAAACCAGGTACTCCGGAATGGTTTCAATTATGGTTCAGTCTTCCTTATCTAACCGGAGAAAAACCTGTAGGAAAATAAAATGATTACAATATCACCATCAGCAAAAATAAAAATTCAAGATTTGCTTTCTGAAGAGGGAAACCCTAATTTAAAACTTCGTACCTTTGTACAAGGTGGCGGATGTAGTGGATTTAGTTACGGCTTTACCTTTGACGACGAACAAAACGAAGATGACTTTGAATTTGATTGCGGTGCATGGAAAGTATTAGTTGACGCAATGAGTATGCAATATCTACACGGTGCAGAGATAGATTATAAAGAAGAATTAATGGGATCAAGTTTTACTATCAAAAATCCTAATGCAGTAACAACCTGCGGTTGTGGAAGTAGTTTTGCAGTATGAACGAGTATCCTGTTTATCCACCACAAGAAGGCGAATGGGATCGTCCTCTAAATCCATATAGTCCAGTATGAGAGCAGAAGAGTTTAGTTTACCCAAAGGAATGAAAGTCTATGTTGATATGGACGGAGTCCTTGCTGATCTTTTTAATCATGTAGGAGGTTTACATGATGTAGAGCACTACAATAAAATGACAAAAGATCAATGGGAAACATTTTTTAAAGACTCTAATGCCTATGAATTATTTCGTGACCTTCCGGCATTTTCTACTGCTAATAAACTTTTAAGCATAGTAGTTGATTATGCAGGTGGTTATAATATTTTAAGCAGCCCATTAAACTTTGATAAAGAAGGAAGCATTAGAGGTAAACGTGAATGGCTGAAAAAACATATTCATGTTCCTGCTGACAAAATTATATTCGAACACGAAAAATACAAATATGCAAAAAATGCTGACGGTACTCCTAATATTCTTATTGACGATTACGGTGTAAACATTCGTGCTTGGCAACAAGCGGGCGGTATTGCTATTAAGTATCAAGCAGACGAAGATAGTTTATCTAAAGTCTTTTCTGCATTAAAAACTGCTGCTAAGGGAGAAGTTGACGAGGGATGGAAGGACTGGGCAGCAGCCGGGGCACTAGGAACTGCAATGGCATTCGGTGCTCCTAGTGATGCTAATGCTAAACATTCTAAACCGGATGTTATTCAACAGGTATCTAAAAAAGATATTGCAAAAAGCGTAACCGGTAATCCCCACGAAGTCTACTTAAAAAAGGCTGCTGAAAAAGCAGGTATAGTAGGTCACGAGCTTACAGCGTTTTTAGCACAATGCGCTCACGAAACTTTAGATTTTAAACACATGAAAGAAATAGGCGGATCATTAGACTTTCGAAAATATGATCCTAAATATGCTCCTAAAAAAGCAAAAGCATTGGGTAATAAAAATGTTGGAGACGGAGCAAAATATAAAGGTCGCGGATACATACAGCTGACAGGTCGAGACAATTATAAGAAAGCAGGCCAAGCATTAGGATTGCCGTTAGAGCAAAAACCCGAACTTGTAGAAAAACCAGAAATTGCTGCTAAAGTAGCAGTTTGGTATTGGAAAAATAGAGTAGCACCAAAAATTGATAGTTTTAAAGATACTAAAGCGGTTACTAAAACTATCAATCCCGGGCTTAAACATTTAGACTCTAGAAAAGAAAAGCATCAGGCTTTCCAGGTAGCAATGAGATGAGAGCTAAAGAGTTTGTTATAGAAAACTTTGCTGACGGAAAAGTTAAAGGAAAAAGCCGCCCCGGAAGAGTAAAACGTTCAGGGGCTAGTTGTTCTGGTTCAGTTACTGATCTACGCAAACGTGCAAAAAATGCATCGGGTGAGAAATCTAAAATGTATCACTGGTGTGCAAATATGAAAAGCGGAAAGAATAAATAATATATTATGAAAATACGTGATATTTTAGAATCAGCTACAGCAGGAGCAACATCATCGGCTAATATCGGCACGGTTGTTAGCCCTCATATTGCTATAGGAAAAGATCGTGGAAATAAAAGCTACACAGGTAGCCCAGGCAAATCTGGTACAAAAGCACCAGCAGTTCCTAAAGTAAAACAAGCAAAAAATAAGGACGGTACAGCTAAAAATGCCCTAGATATGAAAACTAATATCTTCGGTGGCGGCTCTGCCATAAAAAGATAAATATATTATAGGATCTTTATACAGGATACAAGGACTCAAACATGGACTTCAAATCATTACTTACTAAAATTCATAGCTTAAACGATCAAGTTGATCTACCAAAAGCTCCAGAATTACCAAAAGCTGTTCAGCTTAACGAAGATGCACAATTACGTGTGCTAGCAGGTACTTCATCATATATTGCAGAAGCTAAGAAAAAAGCTGATGAAAAGATGGATGAAGTTTTTGATGCCGATGCTAAAGTAGGCGACAAGAAAAAAACAGCTAGTGGCGGTACAGCAGAAAAAACTAAAACTGGTTTGAAACATACAGCGGGTGATCGCTATAGTGGAAAACAAGCTGAAAAAGAAGATAAGAAAAAGAAAGACGAGTCTATTGATCCTGAGTTCAAGTCTAAATTTAGTAAGATGGTTGAAGCTGCAAAGGGTAAGCCAGATTTTGCAGACATCGACGGTGACGGTGACAAAAAAGAACCAATGAAGAAAGCTGCTAAAGATAAAAAGAAAGGCGGCGACAAGAAAGATGGCAAGAAAGGTATGAGTGCTAAACAAGCAAAATACTTTGGTAAGAAAAACGAATCTGTAAAAACTTCTAAGAAAGTAGTTGCAGAATCAGTTGAAACAAAACTATCTTTCAAAGACATGGTAAAACTAGTACAAGAAAGCGGCGGTCAACAACAAATTGATCCAAAAGACAAAGAATTATTTGCCTGGGCTGAGCGTGTTGCTAAATCTAAACTAGGTGAAGGAATGAAAGCAGATCTATATGCCGGGCTAGTATATGAAAGAATGGGCGGTGTATTTGAAATGTATGATGTGTTATCCGAAGCACAAAAGTAATTTTACCAAAAGGTAAACAAAAGCCAGTCCTGAGTTGACTGGCTTTTTTGTTGGCTATATAATATACTTTTATACACAGGAGAATACTATGGCAAAAATGTATGGTGCAGAAGAAAAAGCCAAACTTGAGAGACTTATCAATGAAGGCGGAAATGTACTTCGTGAAATTGAAGATCTCCAAGAAGGCCTAAAAGAAACCGTTAAAGCCGTAGCAGAAGAGCTGCAAATCAAACCAAGCTGGATCAATAAAGCAATCAAGATTGCACATAAAGATAATTGGAAAGATCACGAAACTGAATGGGACGAAGTTGAAATGATCCTTGGCGTTACTAAACGTTTACCAGAATGATAGAATACTTTAATTCAACCATAGAGACC